ATGACAGTGTACAACTTGGTTACCAGTCCTGAACACTACGAACAGTTATTAGCACAAGAACCACCGTGGGAACGGCTATGGACGGATAGTACTTGGGCCAGTCAACTTGTTCATGTGGGCAACTATACTGAGCTACTCAAAAGCATGAAGCCCGATAGCATTCCACGCATGGCTGCATTTATTAGTATTATTCGTCCGGGCAAAGCACACTTACAAAATAAACCTTGGAAGGAAGTATTTGACTCAGTATGGGATGGTGATAGTAGTAGAGGTTTTGTGTTTAAGAAAGCACATGCTATTGGCTACGCAAAGTTAGTAGCACTACACATGAACTTACTCAACACGTCTAACTAGTGTTATTGATTTACGTTTAGACTTTTTACGGCTCATTTCAGCAAGACTACACACAGGCCCGTGTAGCACTTCCAAATCCTTGTTAACAAACGTTTTTAAGTAATTTTTAAATGGATCCCAATCTTGCTTGAGGAATATGTTAATAGGAATACTTCTATTACTTTCCCACCACCAAATATTGGCCAACTCTACAAAACGACGTTTGAGTTCGGCATCTTGTATGGCGCCAAAATCGTAGATTGTAGTGATTAAATCATCTTGATTTTGTATAATGCCCACATATTCATTACTGGCGTAGACACACAGCGTGATAAACGGATATTGTTCGCTGAGTTTGGCAAATAAGTCATTAGGCATAATCAGAGATATTTACCAATTTAAAAATCGCTAAATAATAACTATGTATTCTACCACTGCTTATATCTACCAACAGAAGACTCGAGTTATCATGCTGGACTCCAGTGGTGCTTATTTTACTTTAAGGTACGAGCCCGTGTACGCAAAACGACTAACAATTAACAAAGGTGTAGATAACGTCATATTATTTGAGTTTATCAACCAAGACGAAAAACCTGTAAACATCACAGGTAGCACTATGATATTCAGACTGGTTAACCAAGCTGGTGATGCGTTATTAGCGGAAAAAGAAATGGTTATACTTAATGCACCGTACGGGCGTGCTAAAGTAACTTTGACCGACGCAGAACTAGACACAGTAATGGCACAGCCAGCAAACTATTCTATCACACGTGCCAGTGGTAACTTATACGAAGCAGTGTTTACCGATGCTGCCGCAGGTGCTCGTGCGCCAGTGGACATTGTTGACAGCATTTACCCAGAATTTATACCAAGTAGTCCACTGACTATTCCTACAACTGATATCACAGCACAGGGCAGTTACGGTGGTACAAGTAGTCAACAGTACCCAGACTGGTCATTGCCTAACGGTGGTGCTGTATATGGTAACTACGCACCATATCAACCTACTGAGTTTTACTCAAGTTTTATTGAACCACGTGGTCCTATAACCACTGTGCAAATGGACTTGGTTGGATATACAGGTACAATCAAAGCACAAGCCGCTGAAAACTATCAAAGTCGTTGGTACAATATCAGCGAAAGTGTGCAGTACTTTAATGAAACTAAAACTATCTATTGGAACCTAGTGGGATGGCATCCGATCATGCGCTTGTGCTTTAATAACTCCATTTACACAACCTATTTGAATCCGGGCATGTCAGGATCACCCGCTACAGCTACACCTATTGTGAGCAATGGTGTGATCACCGGAGTAAACATTACCAATGACGGCTTGGGCTATTTGGCTCCTCCTTTGGTTGAGTTTGCCGGAGAAGGTGCTGGAGCAACTGCTGTGGCCACTTTGGGCAGTCAGGGTTCGATTGCCAGTATTGACATAGTCACAGGTGGTAGTGGATATTTGCCAGTTCCACCAACCATGCAAGCGGCCCAGGTTATTATCACAACCGGTCGTGTGGAAAACATATTCTACCGATAACCATTGTATCTACCTAACAGCCATGCTATAATATAGTATGGTTGATATCTTATCCTACTTACCCGCAAAGCGCAAAACAGGCTCATCCGGATGGATCAGTTTTAATGCGCCTTGTTGCGTGCATAATGGAGAGAATCAGGACAAACGTTCTCGTGGTGGAATGAAGTTGTCCAATGAAGGTTGGAGTTATCATTGTTTTAACTGTAATTTTACAGCTAGTTTTATACTAGGTCGTAATCTATCATTTAAAGCACGCAAGTTCCTCAGTTGGTTAAACGTACCCGGTGAAGAAATAGAAAGACTAAACTTAGAAAGTCTCAAACACAAAAGCATAGCTGGGTTATTAAGTGAACGTCAGCAAGTGTCAAATGAATTACAAGGCATCAAGTTCGAAGACCGCGATATTCCATTTGGGCAATTATTAACTGTAGAAGATACTATGCACTGGGAATACTTGTCAAACAGATCAGCGTCCGTAAATTATCCTTATATGCGTCCTCAGTTAACAACTGGACGTGATAGCATTATTATTCCATTTACATATAATCATTCGGTAGTAGGACATTGCCAACGCTTTTTAGATGCTCGCACGCCCAAGTATATTAATGACATACAGCCGGGCTATGTGTTTGGCACAGACTTACAAAATGACGCCTGGAACTATGTACTAGTAATGGAAGGTGTATTTGATGCGTTAAGCATTTCGGGCTTGGCTGTGTTACACGCTGATGTTAATGATGCACAAGTCAGATTAATACGCAGTCTGGGCAAGGAAATTATTGTTGTACCAGATCAAGATGAGGCTGGAATGAAGCTGGTAGATCGTGCTGTAGAGTTAGGATGGGCTGTATCAATGCCCGAATGGCCCGGGTGTAAAGACGTCAATGATGCTGTGATAAAATATGGTAAACTGGCTACCCTAATAACTATACTTGACAATAAAGAATCAAGTAAAATAAAGATTGAATTAAGGAAAAAGCAAATTGTTAAAAGATTACGGACTTGATGTACAACGATTATTCTTGGAAATGATGCTCCAAGATGCTGAAAGCTATGTGCGTGTACAAAACATTTATAATCCAGAAAACTTTGACCGTAGTTTGCGTCCGGCCGCTGACTTTATTAAGCGACACGTAAATGATCACAGAACCATGCCTGTGCTTGAGCAGATTACTGCGGCCACTGGTATTAAACTAAATCATATTCCAGACTTAAATGAAGATCACTTCAACTGGTTCATGGGTGAGTTTGAAGCGTTTACCAAGCGTCAAGAACTTGAGCGTGCTATTCTCAAAGCTGCGGACATGCTGGAAAAAGGCGAGTTTGATCCTGTAGAAAAACTTATTAAAGACGCAGTACAAATTAGTTTAACTAAAGACATGGGTACAGACTACTTTAATGATCCCAAAGCTCGATTAGAAAAGTATTTTAATTCTGGTGGACAAGTAAGCACAGGATGGCCCAGCGTGGACAAACTGTTATATGGCGGATTTAGCCGCGGCGAATTAAACATTTTCGCTGGCGGATCGGGCTCGGGTAAATCGCTTGTAATGATGAACATAGCACTCAGTTGGTTAAATCAAGGACTTAGTGGTGTGTACATTAGTTTAGAATTGAGTGAAGAACTTGTGGGCTTGCGTACAGATGCTATGTTAAGTGGAATGTCAACTAAAGATATTAGACGTGACATGGACACAACTGAATTAAAGGTTAAACTATATTCTAAAAAGTCTGGACAATATCGTATTAAAGCACTGCCAGCACAAAGCAACATTAATGATATTCGTGCTTACTTAAAAGAAGTACAAGTACAAACTGGTATTAGAGTAGACTTTGTCATGGTAGACTATTTGGACTTGCTCATGCCTGTTAGTGCCAAAGTAAGCCCAAATGATTTATTCGTAAAAGACAAATATGTGTCTGAAGAATTGCGTAATCTAGCTAAAGAATTAAATGTATTACTTGTAACCGCATCGCAGTTAAATCGTGCGGCTGTGGAAGAAGTAGAATTTGATCATAGCCATATTTCCGGTGGTATTTCAAAGATTAACACAGCTGATAACGTGTTTGGTATCTTTACATCACGTGCTATGAAAGAGCGTGGGCGTTATCAAATACAATGTATGAAGTCGCGTAGTTCCACTGGCGTTGGACAAAAGGTAGACTTGGAGTACAACATTGAAACCATGCGTATTACAGACTTGGGTGAAGATGAGCAACAATCGGGCGGATTTGTTAAAAAGTCTAATGTACTAGATCAAATTAAAACATCAAGCTCATTTAAACGCCCAGAAGCTAACAATGATGATGAAGATACTGGTAAAGTCACTGCTGATGTACAAAGTGCTAAATTAAAGCAATTATTAGGCTCAATAAAAAGTAATCTATGATTAACCAAACATTAATTAATAGTAATATTGAGCATTGCCATTGTCAATTAACACAAAAACAAACAACTGCAATAAAAGATTTATATCAACTTGACCATTTCTTTACACAGGATTTACTGGAAAAGTTAGTAGGGTATGCTGAGCAAGCATCTAATTGGCAAAAGGTTGAATTACAAGAATACACAAGTCGATATAGTATTCCCTGGGACGCTGATAGTGTAATTGAAGAAACTTATTTAATATTTGATGGTTTAACTAATTCACTTAGTGATTTATTTGGAAAAAGTTTAAAATTAACAGGCATACAGCTTTGGCAGGATAATGAAGGGTATACTATTGCACCACATGTTGACAATGAGAGAGTAGGATATTCTATTCAAATTTATCTCACTGAAGGTATTGATCATTTAGGCACACATTTTTTCAGTGATACTACAGTGGAAATCCCTTACATTGTAAACACGGGTTATGTAACTTCAATGGCGCAACGTATAAAACATGGCATGACAAAATCAGTACCAAAAAATCACGTTAGATATTCTGTTTACGCTATTTGGGCATAATGTACAAATTTAAAGATATACGTCACGTTCATTTAGAAATATCCACATTGTGTAATGCCTCGTGTCCATGGTGCCCTCGCAACTTTTGGGGCTATCCATACAACGCAGGTTATCCAGAAACAAATTTAACACTAGCACAAGCCCAACATATATTTCAGCCGGATTTTGTTCAACAATTAACTGCTGTCACTGTCAATGGCAACTACGGTGATATTGTAATGAATCCCGACGGGCCAGCTATTATACAATATCTGACTACAATAAATCCCCAATTAAAAATAGACATCAATACCAATGGGTCAGCACGCCCAGCAGACTTTTGGCGCGGGTTGGTGCATCCTAATGTGGAAATATTATTTGCCTTAGATGGGTTAGAAGACACACATCACTTGTACAGACAAAACACTCGTTGGAGCACAGTGATAAAGAATGCTCAAACATATATTCAATCGGGCGGACATGCGGTGTGGAAAATGATTGAGTTTGATCATAATCGGCATCAAATTACCCAGTGCCAGACTTTAAGTAAAGAACTAGGATTTAAACGCTTTCAGCTGGTACAAGGCGAAAGAACCAATGCACCTGTGTTTAACCAACTTGGAGAATGTACTCATATATTGGGCAATTATTCTGGCACAACAGAATTTCCAATTTTGTTTCATAAAAAAACCACAGACGAAATACTGTTAGAAGATATATTACCTGGACGTAAACCTCAGCCTATTACCTGTACAGTTAAACAGAATCGCAGTGTTTATATTGCTGCCAATGGTGATGTTAGTCCTTGTTGTTATACAGGATTTTACCCTCAGACTTATGGACACGGGCAATATCATCAAGCGGCTAATGCACAATTAACGCCTATTATGCAAAAGAATAATGCTTTAGAACATTCACTTGAAGAATGTATAGAATACTTTACAGAAATTGAAAAAACCTGGTCTATACCTTTATTTGAGCAAGGTCGTTTGGTCATTTGTAATGATGTGTGCGGACAAAAAGAATAATAAATAATAAAAAGGTTCTGGCCATTATGCAAAAGAAAACTCGTAGTTTATTAGAAGAATTAGACTCAATGTATATTGAGCGTGACACACGTCACGTTATCGAAACTCGCGCCTCAAACGTGATTGCCAGTGCTATTAGATTATTAGAATCTATTGAAGAATCTTATACGCCTGAGCAAGCTGAAAACCTTACTCGTAAGTTGCTTAATGCTATTAAATTAAAAGACCCAGGCAAATTTACACGCACAGTAAGGAAAACAGATGCAAATTCATGAGCTAACACAAAAGAAACCTGTTGTAGAAGGACTGGGCAGTGCGCTGGGTTTAGATAAATCAGTGGTTGCACAAGCATGGAGTAGCATGGGTGCTGAACTTTTAAATAATTTAGCAGCAAAATACACCAAAGACCCACGCTATACACAAATAAAAGATATCAACCAACGCATGGACGTAATGGTCCGTGACGCCGAAGTAAAGGCCATTGCCGACAAATTATTGGAAAAATTTAAAGATTTTAATTATCGTTTGTTGTACGCTAATAATAATCAACCTCTGCCCAACGAAACGTTTAAACCTAAATTAGAAGATTGGGTAGATCGAAACATCTTCAGAAGAAAATTATCCACAGCTCCGGCGGCTATTAAAACTCAAGCTGAGCAACTGATAGATAAAGCTACTACAAATAGAAATCCTGGTAATAACCAATTTGAAAAGGCATTTCGAGATTTGGTGGCATTATGGGCAGTAAATGAAGTGGAAATTATTCAAGCGTATAACACTGACATTGATAATCGCCGCCGCGGCCAAACATCTACTGTCTCCCGAACTACACCAGCACAGACAAAAATTTCAACGCCACCTGCGCCAGGAGCACCTACTTCTGCTGAACAAGCCAAACTACAACAAATGATTCAACAAAAATTAGGATCTACCAAATGATCATAAACGAAGGCGGCAATATCTTTAAGGATGCCAATGGGCAGGCACTTACACAGCGTATTAATCAAACTGATGTTCGAAGCACCATTGCCTGGCTGGAAGAACTAACCGGCTTGGAACTACAGGACAACACACTAGGCTCAACAGGACGTAAACCTACATCGGGCGACTTGGATCTAGCCGTAGACGCCAATCAAGTTACCAAAGATCAGTTGTATAACAAGTTAGCACAGTGGGCACAAAGTCACGGATTTAAACCAGAAGATTATGTGCGTAAGTCAGGTATTAGCGTACACTTAAAAACCCCTATTAATGGCCGCCCAGATAATGGATATGTACAAACAGATTTTATGTTCATGAAGGATGTGCCATTTAGTAAATTCATTTTGTCGGCTCCGGGTGATAGCAAATATCGCGGAGTGGATCGTAACGTATTGATCAACAGCATGGCCAAAAGCCTAGGTTATAAATTAAGTCAAGTCGCTGGCCTAATGACACGCACAGAGCCTAACAAGTTGATCACAAATGATCCAGATAAACTGGCAAAAATATTATTAAACAAGAATGCCCGAGCTGATGATTTACATTCAGTAGAAACAATTATTGCGGCTTTGGCTAATGATCCCAAGCGAGATGCTAAACTAGCAGATGCTCGTGAACACTTTGCCCGTGAAGGTGTGCCATTCTTTGAAAACACAGAGTTAAAGCCTGTTACAGGTTACACAGAAGTGAACTTTTTAGCACGCTTGCGCGACCGCATAGTCAATCAAGGCATGCAACCACTGGTAGAAACCACTCTAATGGAAGCCGATGCACGCATTGAACACTTGGAAGATCTAGTGTTTGAACGTGGCACACGTGGAGTTAAAGAAGCATTGGCAATTATTACACACGCGGCAGAAGACACAGCTGGCACAACCACAGTCAAATGGGATGGTAAACCAGCAATCATTTGGGGACGTAAAGCCACAGGTGAGTTTGTACTAACAGATAAATCAGGATTTGGCGCCAAAGGATACGATGGCTTGGCCACCAGCCCAGAAATGATTGCACGTATAATGAACATGCGCTCAGGTGAACGTGGTGAATTAATCAATCTTTATGCAAAATTATTCCCATTATTGTCGGCCGCTACTCCCGCTAACTTTAAAGGCTACATGCAAGGTGATTTATTATACACATCAACACCACCTGAAGTTGCTGGTGCTTATGTGTTTAAACCCAATTTTGTTGAATATAAGATTCCTGCAAGCAGTAAGTTAGGTCAAGCAATAGGTGACAGTGAAGTGGGCATAGCCGCACACACTTATTATGCTGATCCTACCGCTAATCCAGAGCCTATTAAACATATTGATTTGAAAAAGGTTCCGGGATTATTAGTCATTGAACCCACAGTAAAAGATATTAAAAATGTACAACCAAGTAATAAGTTAGTAAAAGAATTACGCAGTGTCGTACATCAAAATGGCGCGGCCATAGATCAGTTGTTTAATCCTGCTGATTTACGTGCGGCTCGTATTACTGATTTACCTGCACTGTGCAAACGCTATATTAATAGCCGTATTCACAGCGATTACGAAAACTTACTAGCGGACTTTGGTCCGTGGTTACAACGTGCAGTAACTCCAAGCAAGTACAATAACATTGTAGAATACCTACAAAGCCCACGTAGTAACTTAGATGGTATGAGTGCGGCTTTTACAGCATTCTTATTGCTACACGAAATCAAAACAGACATGCTCAACCAGCTAGATCGTCAGCAACCCGGGCAA